TTAGCTGAATAAGATGAAGCATTCTCCATTGGGCCATTAATGTCCAAAGAGATTATGTTACAAGTTCCTGCAATAATAGAATAACCATAAGTATCAGTTCCGTCAGCATTGTCGTTATCTATTGAAAATCTAACCTCTATTGACTGCTTATTTTGAAGCTTACTCAATAAAGACAAATAGGAGTAACCTGATAAGGCGATTAAGCCATCTACGCTTACATCCCAATTTATTTGAGAACCTATGTACTCTTTGTAAGAGCCTGTTGCTAAAGTGGTGATTTCTACTTGATCCACAGAAGTATTAAAAGTACAATTAGTTGAAGCTCCAAATGGAGTTCCTAGTGGTATAGTTGTAGTTACTTGAGCTACATTAGTAGATTGGGTATAAAGCGTAATTTGGTTGGTAGTTGTACCTAGGTAAATAACCTTAATTAGAAGCCTATCTGTGGCACTTATAGTCGTTTGAGTGACTGTCATTGCCGTAGAATATAGGGTCTTTGTTAAGGCCGTTAAGGTCGTTGTTGCTGATGTAAACAATAAGGTAGCAATACTGCCATTATATTTATATAGTTCATACTTAACTTGAGCACCGGCAAAGGCGGTTAAAATAGAATAATAAGCACTAAAAGTCCAAGTACCTGCCGGTATGGTTGTAACACCAGGATCAAGAGCATCAGTAATAAATGAAGCTATTGTACCTGCTCCTGTTTTATTGAAGTCAACTGAAGTACCTGCTACTTGGCTTCTGCTTAATTCCTTACACACAATGCTATCAAAAGTGCCTTGTGCAGTACCCCCATTAAAGTAATAGATAGCGTTGCTATCATATTCATATAAAACTATATTTGTACCATTAATCGCAGATGCCATTTTATTATTTTTTTAAGTTTAATGTAGGTGTTCCAAAATTAGGATTAAATGGTATAGCAGCATTATAGTTAATCTTAAATAAAGAAGATGACTGAATTGCTTGTTTTAAATCCCATTTAAAGTCTTTTAATAGATAGTTATAACTTGTTCCTAAACTATAGTCAAATCTTCTATTTACCCAATATCCTAAAGACTTAAACTCACCTTGTATTGTGTATTGTGTTTTTAGCATATCTACTCCAACATCTTCCGCTACTAATTGATAAAGTGGAGTATTGCTATTTGTTTGCCTTCCAAATTCATCTAGCACATGAATATTATTAACATCTACCATTGTTCCTAAATATACCGAACTCATTACCGCATCATCATTATTGTAATTAAGATAATTATTTAAAGTAGTTATAAGAGCACTATTGGTAAAATAATTACCAATATCGTATGTCATATCTTGAGCATTAAATTTATTAAAGACATAAGATAGATATTGAACAGAATCAAAGTTATTTACTTGAGATGTTGTACCATAGTGAACAATATTAAAATATCTTAATTCTTGATATGGGAAAGTGCCACTACCTGCATAGTATGGATTATATATAAATAATGATAAAGTTCCATCAACAGGAACTGTAGTTTGGTTTTTCCATGTAGAAGTATAAGTAGAAAACCTATAAAGCATAGTGTCTGTTGGAGTAAAAGATGCAGTTCCATCTATAAAATAAGATGGGTTTGTTACATCATCAGGAATAAGCATAATCTTATATCTATTCTCATTACCAGCAATATTAATGTCATTCCATTCTATATTTAATAAATCACCAGCTTTTACTTTTACCGATTCGCTTCTTAAATAATCGGCAGTATCAAGCATATTGGTAGTATATGATGTAATTAATACTCCACCTGCGGTTGGATTTAACTTGCTATATGTCATAGTTCCAAATGTATCAAAGGCATCAGGATTTCCAGTTGTCCATGACTGGAAATAAGCATTTAATATGTTTTTAGCATTTTGTATTCTATGTATAAACTTAAATGAATTTTTAGGGATATTTAACCCCATTAACATAGATCTATTTAGTTGCTTAAAGTTATTTGTAGCATCTACACCTATAGAAGCTGGGTATGTTGTAGTATAAGTTGATTGGTAGTTGCCTCCATAGTTATATATAAAATAAGATGGTGTAGCATTTCTAGTTAAACAACCATAGCTTTCTATATGCCAATGGTCATCTTTATAATAACATTCCCATCCATATTTTCTACATAGTTGTTCTAATATTTCATAATAGGTCAAATATGTACCTGGTTCAGTACAAAAGTAATTGTTCCTAATAGACATACTTTCTATGTTTCTACCTGCAACACTAGCGGTTTGATAGAACTGATTAATCCATATATCTAATTGAAGGTCTGATTTTGATAAAGCATCTGATATGTATTTTACAATAGATGTCTTAAAACCTGCTCTAAATCCAAATAGATTTAAGGTATCAAAGTATAATCTACTTTGTTTTAACTTACCTAACCCATCTACAAATACTAAAGAATAACTAGCTAAATCAACTACGCTAAATTGTATATTCTCTGATGGTAAAAAGCTTCCTCTCCATATAACACCTGTTGCAGTAAATGCACTACCTGAAGCAGTACCATTCTCAACAGTTATCATTATGTCATTGTCATCTGCATTAAGAAACTCTTGAATATCAAAGTTAGGAGAGTTGTATATGTTTAATGTTGCCTTTGTTGCTATAATAGGCACATAAGAATCACCATCTGCATTAATGGTTTCTATTGTTATTGGGCTTGTAGTTCCATATAATGGATACTTAGCTCCAGTATATCCATCTAAATATATTCTAATTCTATACGCATCTACTACACCGCTAGATGGTTGGTATATGTCGTTAAATATTAACTCGTATTTAGGTGTTGTAAATGCCATATTAGAATGATAGGTTATTGTTTCTTTGAGCCTTGTTCATCAAAATTAGTAAATCATTACCGCTTATCCTAGCCTCAAGTGTTCCGCCACCACCGCCAATTAAACCTTTAAGTTTATCTAGTGGAGCAACTACTTCTGGATTAGATTTAGCACCAGGATATTCCCCCATTAACCCCATTGTAGGGCCACTAACTATACCACCATTTGCAAATAACTGAGAACCTAATCCCATACCACCACCAACTAGATTTCCAAACATTTTCATTGCCCCACCAGCCTTAGCCACAGTACCTGGGAATATTAATGATAATAACGCAACCGCAATAGCTGCTGCTATAGCAACTTTAATAAGCTTTTTGATTATATCATTAAATGCCTTTGATAATACCTCGCCTATATTTGCTCCTTTTTCTAATAGCATATCTAAAGCTGGGCCTAAGGCATTCATGATACCTATACCCATTTTTAACATTTCCGCCATAGCTGCTTTTGATTCAGCTAAAACTGTTTGGTTTGATTTCTTTCTAAGTTCAATTGTAGCATCTATATATTCAGATAGTTTTATACTACCATCCATAAATCCTTTATTCAATGCTATACGCATATTTTCTTCAGCTAGTTGTATTTTAGAAAAACTGCCTTCTGCTTCGCTTACTTCTAATTGATATTGTTCCTTTAAAAAATCAACTCTGTCTTTTGATGCTTTCTTTTCATAAGCCATCTTATCTTTAAATGCCTTTGCTGCGTTTGACGGATCTAATGCAGGTTCTGCAACATATGTCGTTTCTCCGCCTGATGCTGCTAGTCTTTTAGCTACATATGTAGCCAACTTAGCTGCTTCCTTTTTAGCATTATCCCCTTTTTTCTTTATAGCACTACTGTCTAAAGATTGTGCATCTGCATTTTTATTAGCTGCATCAGTATTTTCATTAAGCTTTTTAGTATATAGCTCTATATTTGATTGTGATTGCTTAATCTCTTTAGCTTGTTTAGAAAATGCACTTGTTACTATATTTGATGCAGAATTAAATCCAAGCATACCACCTGTAGCTAATCCATAAACAGTACCCATAAATCCAAGGTTTTTAACAACCTCTTCTCCTTGCTGATTTTGTAGTTTAAATATTTTAGTTTCTTCTTCTGCGATTAAACTAGCGTAAGCAGTTGCCTTTGCTCTTCTTATTAAAGCATTTGATATTTTATCATATACTAAAGCTAATTTATCGCCATCTTGTATATCTAATTTTTGTAACTCAATATTACCTTGATATTCTTTTTTTAATGATGCTAAAGCCCTTTCTCTTTCACTTGTACTTTTTGTAGTATCATTTATTATTTTAAGCAATGACTGGTCTGCTGCTATTTGAGATTTAGCTTGACCTATGTTTGTAGCCAATGTTTCATTCATCTTCTTATTAGCTATAGACAAATCATTTATACCATATATTAATTGAGTTATTTCTTTTTCATAAGCAGTCGTGATTGCAATTAATACAGAAAACCCTAAATAAATAGCCCCTGTTGCAGCAGCAAAACCACCAACCAGAGCAGGTAAGTTATTTTGAATACCTCTAAACCCATAAGGTAAATCTTGAACAACTAAAGCAATATTAGTCCATTGTTGGCTAGATTTTTTAACAGTATTTGCACTACTTTGAGTAGCGGCATTATTTCTATTTGTTGCTTGTGTACTTTTATCTAAACTAGCTGCTAACCCATCATATTGTGCTTTTAATTTTTGTACTTCTGGGTTCATTGCTTGTAACCCTGTTGCCATTAATTGATCCATTGCTCTCTTAAGAGCATTCATTTTGTCTTTAACAACATTAGTAGTATCGCCAAATAATTCAGCCATACCATTAATCCTATTAAATTCTTTATTTAACCCACTAGCAATTCTTTTAAAATCGCTTTCAAAAGCAGTAGCAACTTTAGCCATTTTTAAAAATGCACCTTCAGCTTCTTTAAAATCTGCCGTAATCCTAATTTTCATTAAATCATCTGCTGCCATTATATTGTCGGTTTAACGATTTTATATTTATTTAACACATCCTTAAGCTCATCTTCTGTCATCACTCTTTGCTTCACAAAGTTACGAGTATCGCAGTCTAATTCAATAAGCTCTTGTGGCTTAACTTTCTTACCCTTAGGTAACTGAATATTAATTAGTAAAGTTGTCTGCCACCTAGTTCTAACCCACTCTTGTTCTTCTTGATGTCTATATCCGTACCACACAAAATCTAATTCAGCCATGGTCATCTCCCAAAACAAATGGGGAAGCACTTTGCACTCCCCCATTGTATATCTTTCTATGTCAATCCACTCTAATTTTTTTTTACTCCATCCTTTTTACTTGACTTTGTTGGCTTATCATCTATACCGCTATTCATACTATCTGAAAGTGCTGCCATTACCTCTTGAAACTTATTACCACCCATTCCACCCATATCATCTATCCAATCACACACTTCCATCTCTGTAAAGCTTGGAGTGATTCCTTGAGAATACAATGGGTATTCAGCAGCCGATTTTATCAAGTTAACAATAGCATCAAGCGAATCTTTGCCACTTAAAGCATCTCCTATGTCAGAAGGCCCTATCCCTTGTAATTGACAGAATCTTTTAAGACTCCAAGTACAAAAACGCATCGGTATCTTCTTTCCATCGGAAAGAGTTAATTCAAATTGTCCTCTCATATGT